GTAGAAGACGCTTGGAATTGGACACATCTTAAGAACACTATTCAAGTGGATACAGAACAAGGTGTGTTTCGTTACTCTTTAACTGGATCAACACGTCGGTTCAGGCTAATTAATGATTACCTTGGTCGGCCAGCAGTGTTTAACGATACAGAAGATGTATATTTACAAAAGTCTCCCAGCACACGCTGGATGTCAAGACAGTTAAACCATGATGACGTAACAGAAAATCAACCGCAATGGTTTGAGTTTAATGGGTTTGATGATCAAGGCGATGTTATTGTTGATTTTTACCCTATTCCAGATAAATCCTATTCACTTAATTTTGATCTTATTTTACCACAAGAAAACCTCTTAGTAGATGGCACAGATGATTTAACACAAATTAAATGTCCTGTTGAACCAATTATTTTTGGGGCTTGGTCAAGAGCTATTTACGAACGAGGTGAGGATCAGGGCTATCTTTCTGACGTTGCCTACAGAGAATTTAGAAATTCCTTAGGTGACGCAATTAGTTGGGACACTCAAAATACTTCAGACGAACCTAACTTTTTTGTAGTATAAGTATGGCTAAATCACTTACTCCTATCTCTATTGTTGGCCCCGGATCACTAGGTTTAAACACCAAGTCTAGTAGTCTAGAAATTGGCCCAGAATATTGCACCACAGTCAGGAACGCAGTTATCGCTAATACAGGCGTGCTTGCTGCTAGAGACGGATATGTGGCACAGAACAGCACAGAGATTGCTAACGGTGAGCCAATAAAAGTCTTGCACGATTACATTGATACAAACGAGCAGTCTAGGATTATATCTACTGCTAATAATCAAATTTTTGAAGGGACTAGCAGCCCAACAGAAGTCACAGGAACAATTACTACGCCCACAGGAGACAACTGGAAGTTTGTAAATTTTGCAGGTAAATGTGTAGGGGTACAAGCAGGACACTCTCCTATTATTAAGACGGGTAGTGGAAACTTTTCTGATATTAGTTTTGACATAGTTGTAAATGACCCTATAGATGCGTTATCAGCATTTGGCCGTGTTTGGTATGTAGAGGCAGACAGACAAACAATTAGATACAGCGATTTGCTGCAAGAAGACGTGCTAGATACAGGATCATCTGGTGTGCTTAATATGTACACTGTTTGGGGTAACGGTAATGATGAGATTGTTTCTTTAGCAGAGTTTAACAACTACATTGTTATATTTGGAAGAAAGCAGATTGTGCTATTTTCTGGTGGCGAAGACCCTAATACTAGCTTACAGATTGTAGATATTGTCAATAACACCGGTTGTATCGCTAGAGATTCTGTGCAGAACATCGGTAATGACATTCTATTTTTATCAGAAAAAGGCGTAATATCATTAGCGCGTAACATCCAAGCAGGCGGTGATATCAGATCATTGCCATTTGCTAACTTTGCAGAAAATGTTAGCGATTTTCTTGCAACGTTTTCTTTGTCAGAACCAGAACAAAACATTAAATCTTGTTATAAACCTGATGACGGCTATTATTTAATTACATTCCCAAATTCAGACAGAGTATTCTATTTTAATTTAAGATATCCAGCACCGGATAATACGGCTAGAGTTTTTGTTTGGACTGGTATTAATCCAACAGCATTGTTAGTAGATAGATCAGATGATCTATACATCGGCAAGCCGGGAGTTATTGGATTTTATGATGGGTATTCTGACGATGGTCAAGAGTATGATTTGTTTTTTAAAACAGGGTTCACCTCAGGCGGCGAGCAAGACAGAACAATTAAAAAGATTCCTAAACAAGCCGTTACTATTATAAGAGGTGGCTATTCTACAGAAATTACTTTTTTGTGGAGTTATGACTTTCTACCGACTGTATACGACAATGAAACGCAGGAAGTATTTATTGAGTCTGGGGCATCAGAGTACGGCATTTCTGAATATAACATTGCAGAGTATTCTCGCGTAAACCCCGTCTCCACTTTAATTTACAGAATGTCTGGATCAGGCAAGTCTATACAATTTGGTGTAAGAGCAAGAATTATAGGTGCAGAGTTAGAAATACAAAGAGTTGACTTGTATCTTAAATCAGGCAAAGTTTCTAGGAGAGCGACTACATGAGTAATTATAACAAGGCTACTAACTTTGCTGTTAAGGACACGCTAACTAGTGGCGACCCAGACAAAGTTGTATCTGGTGCAGAAATTGACAACGAGTTTAATGCTATTTCTTCTGCTGTAAACAGTAAAGCAGATAGTAGCGAACTACAAGCCCTTGCTCCTGTTCCAAGCGGGGGCATTATTATGTGGTCGGGAACTATAAATAGTATTCCTATAGGCTGGTCTATTTGTAACGGAACGAATGGTACTCCTGATCTTAGAGAAAGGTTCGTTGTTGGCGCAGGCGGCACATACAACGTTGATGAGACCGGAGGTCAAAATTCTGTACAGCTTACAGAAAGCCAAATGCCTAGCCATGACCACACCATGTCCAGCGCTGGCAACCACACTCATAGCGGCAGTACAGACTTTGATCCGGGCCATACACATGAGTACGTTCGCGCACTGTCTGGTAATGACAATGACAGAGGGACGCAGTTCAGTGAAATCTCTGTTGATAACCAAGAGTCAGTACAAACATCTACTGCTGGAGCTCACGATCACTCCTTAAATATTAACAGCAACGGAGACCATACTCATAGTATTAACAACGCGGGTAGCGACCAGTCCCACGAAAACAGACCTCCATACTATGCTCTTGCGTTTATTATGAAGCTATGATCCATAGGGTCCCTGTAGTTAAAAAACCTGAGTACACAATCTGGTTAGAAAATTACAAAAGCATCGCTAATTTTATTCACGCTGATGTGTACAAGTATAACAAGACTGTCAGAAAAAACTTTGGCAAAGATTTAGACAAGCTGATGGATCTTCACGTTGATCCGCTTTACGTTTTGACAAAAACAGACAACAAGAAGCTGAAAAAGTTTATGAGTATTTACGGACTTGAACTAGACCACAGACCTGATTGTGACGATGGTGTTGCAAGAGAGGTCTTTCGGTTGACTAGGAGACAATAATGGGCGGTATAGTAGATTCAATAGGCGGACTGTTTGGGGCAGGAGGCGCAGGCGATGTTGATCGCTTAAGTTTTAACCCCGAGTTCAGTCAATCTCCCTTAGGTACGGCTAATTTTGGTCCAACTAATACCGCTTTAGGCCTTTCTCCAGAATTACGGCGGGTCTACGGTGGACTTCTTTCTCAGTTTGAAACAGGGCAAGGAAGGCTGCCGCAAGTCCGACCTCCTGAATTTGGTCAGGCCCCTATTGATCTTTCTGGTTTTCAACAACAGCTTCAAAGATCACAATCTGCTTTTGGGCAGACAGCCCAGCAGCTAGGTCAACAAGGCCAAGCAATTTCTGGGTTAGCCCCGGGTTTTGAGCAAAGAGCCGCAGCACTTGCTCAAGAAGCTGCTAGACAAAGAGAGATTGCTAGAGATCCGCAGGCTGCTTTAAGTTTTCAAAGGGAGGTTTACGGCCCTGAGCTAGAGCGTCAAAGGCTTTCTCAAGAATCACGTCTTTTCAATCAAGGCTTGCTAGGCTCTACTACGGGGCAGTTACAACAAGAAGCCACTCAAACTGCACAAAATCAAGCATTGCTTAGAGGCGCACAGCAGCAACAGCAGCAAGCATTCCAACAAGCTCAAGGCTTGCTTGGCCAATCCCAGAACCTACAACAACTAGGCCTTTCTGCAAGAAACCAAGGGTTAGGTGCCACGCAAGCACAACTTGCAGCACAGCAGGCACAAGCAGGATTATTGCAACCTCTGTTGTCGGGCGAACAATTTGGCTTTGGTGCTAACGTTGACTTTTCTAATTTACAGTTCCAGCAAGATCTTGCTGCTAGACAACAAATGATTGACAGACAGCAAGGATTGTTAAGCTCCGCTCTTGGTGTTGCACAGCAGCCTCTTGGTATGGCTGAACTAAGTCTACAAAGAGCAACAGGGCAGTTACGAGCTGATGAAGGGACCGCTGGTCTTAGACAAAAAGCTGAGGAAAATCAGGCTAACTTCTTTAGCAGCTTAGCAGGA